AATAACGCATATTAGTTACTGCTTTATATTTTGTATTAGTATGTGATATAATACCTAATTGCTGTTTTTTTCTGTTCGCTAATGATCCTCCCCACGAAACTATGTTCTCATAATCATGTGTATTTTTTAGTATATCAACTACTTGACCACCGCTATTATTTCTTTCAACGCATACCAATGGGTTACCCCAGTGCTGTAATATTTCATATACCTTCTCAGTAAAATTATAAGGTGATATTTCGTTGTTATGATATACTGCTACTTGATTAATATTAGTTAAATCTGTATAATCTAAAACTTGAACCACCGAAGCATCTTTACCTAAACCTTCACTAGTATCCACGCTTACTACATATATACCATTTTCTTTAGGTTCATCCCATAAAAGATATTTACCTTCATCAAATATAAATTTTGGTTCTATTGCTCTACTATTTAACTTTTCAAAAAGTTCATCATTAACTGAACTTTCACCAGTGTGTAAAAAATTACAATCAAATTCTTGTGAGAAAGCTTCTTGACTACCTATACTACTAATAGTTTGCTGTTTCCATTTTTCATCGCGACCGGGCACTTCATTCCATAAAATTTTATCACTAGCCCAACCATTTTCACCTTGTTCAGCACCGGAATATATTTTATAGAATAGATTATCTGTACCGTTTGCAGTTGAAGCGATAAAAATTTTAGATTTTTTTGATGATGAAACAATTGGGTAAACTGATTTCCAAAAGTCATCTACTAGATGTGGTTCAATAAAGGCAAGCTCGTCTAATATCAAACATTGATTAGATAAGATACCATTTGCATAGTATCTATGATTATCAGCTACATGCAATAATTCATACACCTTGTCATTGTTTTGAATTACATCAATACTAGTAACCACCTCATCTCCGTATATAATATCACCAACATTCAATTCGCTAGCGTATTTGTATGTACCGTTTGAGCATAATGTAATCTTGTGTTTAGGTGTACATATAACAAATTTGCTACTTTTAAATGACAATTTTAGTTTGTCCTTATTATCACCTACTATAATGCCTTTAAAGTCTTTGAACCCTTCATCAGTTAATACTTCGAAATTATTATTTTTAAACGTTTTATGTCTATATAAATCTGCCATAATTATTTTTTGCTAGGTCGACCTTTCTGCCAACCGGTTGGTAATTCATCACCTTTTTGAAATCTTTTTATTTTAAGAGTATCTTCATTATACCCAAAATATGTATCTTTATTCATGCCTTTATATTTATTACTTTTTTTAGAGCCACTACCAGTCAACCACCCTTCAATAGTAGTACCTTTCTCAACCCTCTTTACTTCTCCTGTCGCTTGATTGTGAATATATACCATACCTCTACCACTTCGTTTTAGCTTCACTTCTTTCGATACATTTTTAGCTGCATTAGACATATTGCGTTTTGCTTGCTCAGATCTCTTCATACCTCTATGCGCTTCAGCTGTTTTACGGATTTTTTCTAGATCTTTATTTTGTGGATTTTCTCTAGATTTACCTTTTAATGAACGTGATATTTTTTCAGCACGTTCATTTGTATATATTTTCTTAATCATATCTTCTCGCCAGGCTGTATCAGCCCATTGAGCTTTCTTATACTCCGAAAACTCTTTTCTCCATTTATCTGACCATTCACACTTACCATACCCACCTTCCCTTAGATTGTATGTATCGTCTCTATTAGCGTACTCCAATGTAACGATCCCCTTTTCCTTTATTAAAGCTTCACGGTAGGTAGGGAAGTATTCTAATATTTCTTTAGTAAAACTTTCTTTACCATGCTTTGCAATAGACCTCTTCACCAGCTTACCTGATCCCATATAACCATCATCTATATTATCCGTTCTATGAACGCCAATATACTCCATACCATTAACTGTATTTGTAATTTTATACACATAGTTATACTTTCTATTAATATCAGGATCGTTTCGATTCATATTAATATTTATACTTAACAGTTTATTTTCGATGAGTACGCATTTATTCATTAAAATCGATAACTGTTGGTATTTCATCATTACCTTCTAACATACCTGAGAGGTCTTCCATGTTTATATCGAATACTGCTCGTGTCTCTTTGTCTCTTAAAGTTACAACTGTACTACCATCAACACAATTTACAGATTGGCCACGAGCAGCTGTACCGGTTGTAGTGGAAATACCTATTTTTGTACCGTTTGCTAATACAATAGATGTTTTACCGTATTCTTTTACACCAGGTTTTAACCAGTTAGGTAATTCTTCATATGCCATTCTTATTCTGCTCATTATTTCCAGTGCTGTACCTTCTTTATTAGCTACTATAAGTATACGCTGATCATTATTAAAACAAGCTATCCATAGAGCATATATCGTCATCATTGTTGTTTTACCAATTTGACGCGAGGCTAATAATATAAAGAATCTATTATCACGCATTTTACGTAGTGCTCTTTTTTGACAATAATGCAAGTTAATTGGCTGTTTACCTTCATCGAGAGAAATAATATAGAAGAACTTTTCTGCAAAGTGTAATATATTTTTCTGACACTTTTTTAAGTCCTTTACCATTTCTGGTGTGTATTCGAATTCCGCACCTACAGTTGGTAGATTTGGATTATTCATATAGTTTTGTTTATTTTTAACCATTTCGCTATAAATATTTACATGACTCGAGCAAATACTCTAACCGAAATATGGAATACGTATAATAAAAATATACTATCTGAAAATGTACCAGGTGAAAAAGCTGCTAAGTTTGGTACTAAACCTGGTAAAAAACCTGTCATTGCTAATGACGTTAAAAAAGGTTTTAAAGATGATAAATCATCAGGACCAAAAAATGCAGACGGCTTCCATGAACCTATCGACCCTAAAACTGCTAAAAAAGAAGATGAACTTTATAATAGTGCTGATTTTTCTGCAGAAAAATATGGTAAAAAGAATAAAAAGATAGAGAAAAAGATAAAAGAGAGTATAAATAATTATATGAAATCTACTTTTGATAAACTATTCGAAAATGTGATGGGTGAAGAAATGCACTCAGATCAAGAAACACAAGAATTAGACGCACTTGGTATTGATACCGAAGTCGAAGAAACAGATGAGGGTGATGTAACAATTACTCTTGATCGTGAAATGGCTAAATCACTTTGCGATTTACTACAAGCAGCAATGGGTGAAGAAGAAAGCGACGACGACGAAGATGCTGGTGAAGAAGATTATGAAGGTGAAGAAGGTTTTAACTTCTATTCAGAAGATGAAGAAGATGATGATACAGTTGATGATGATACAGTTGATGAAGCTACAGAACTTAAAGCAGTTCCTGATTCAGCTGGACATGGTTTAACATCAACCGGTAATAATAAAGTTGGAAGTATTAAACCAAAAAGTAAAAAAGCTTCAGGTACAACAAAAAAATATGAAGAAGGTGAACCTAAAGAATTAGGAGATAAAAAAGCACATCTTCAAAGTAAGAAAAATAAAGTTGCTTTAAGCCAAGGACAAGATTTCATTCAGTAAAATAAAAATATAATTTAAATAGCACAATCATTAATTTGGTTGTGCTTTTTTTTGCTTAAATATAAATATGGACCCGTTTTCTACTTTTTTTACCAATCATAGACATAGAAGAGCAATTCCTGGTGCTGGTGATCCAAGATATACAAGAAAGCATCAAAATATAGTTCCTGATTATGTTAAAACTGACCCTACAAAAAACCCTAAAATTGAATTAATAAGGCAAAAAAGAGGTAAACAAATATGTGATACAAATACTCTTAATTATATAAGAAAAGAATATAACGTAATACCTTATAAAGGTAAAACTAAAAAATTAGGTAGTACAGGTATAAAACTATATTTCGATAATCAATTAAATAAATTTGTAATAGAAAATGAGTCAACCAGATTATAGCTGCGATTACCCAGGTTTAGTGCAAACCGATGAAACTTGTTACAGATTTACTGATAAATCTATACAAGCAAGTGAACGTGTACTATTTTCTAATTGGTGGAGAGAACAATTAAATCAATTTGGTGTAAAGGTAAATTATTTTGTAAACACTTATAATGTATTAAGTGCAGATAATTTTTATGGTGAAGAGCCAACTAAAACATTTGCAGATCCAAGACAAATAGTGTTAGCTGTTACACTAAATGAAAATGCTATTACCCTTTCACAATTTGGATTTGAAAGTGATGATGAAATAACAGCTTACATACATATAGATTCTTTCTATAATGATTTTTATACTTTAAGTTCAGTTTATAATACACAGTATAATGTAGTAGAACCAAAAGCAGGTGACGTTTTTGAATTAACTGAATATGGTGATGATAGACCTAATAATAGACAATCAAAATATTTCGAGATAACGCAGAAATTAGACCAAGATATATCTCAAATAAATAACTTACAAGGCCATTATGTATTTATAATAAAAGCTAAACGTCTAGATTATAGCTTTGAACCTAATATACCTTTCAATAATATATCTGCTTCAACTAGAAATGAAGGTGTATCAGGTAATTATCAAGTATATGAAGATTCATTTGCTGGAAGATTATCGGGAGGAGAAAATGAGCAAAGTCAAACTAAGAAAGACGGTTACGACGAATATAATATCGATGACGTTAGTAAGATAGATGTATTTGATATGTCGAGAAACGATACCGATGTCTATGGTGATTATTATTAAAAAATAATAGTTGCTAACCAGTCATCAGCTTCTTTAATCGATTTAAAATTTACTTCTTTTATATTACCATCTACGTTAAATACATACGTAACATATTCATTATCAGGTAATATTTTTATATCCTGAAGTATATAAATTTTATTATAAGCAAATAATCTAGTATTACTTTTGGTTTTATTTATAAACCTCGTCCCAGGGATAAATTTCATCGGTATCTATTCCTCTCAAATAAAGTTGAATATCATGCTTCATATCCAAATATCGCTCTTCGATATATTTCTGGAAAGCAGTTGGTTTTATCCATGCACTACTTTTTTCCGTATCATATCCAATTCTTTCTGCTCTACTACAAGCGACGTTAACACCTTCATATAGACATGCAAATCTAGCTACAAAATCTATACCATATTCTTGAATTATATCATCAGTCTTTTTTATCATACATATATTGTATCAAAGTTCCTAATAAAAAGTAAATTATTCTACTTTCATCAATATTATACTGATTCATAATTTCTTTTATATTGTATAGATTAGTTGATATAATTTTTTTATTTAAATTAAAGAACGCATTATCCAAATCTTTATTATTTTTAGACTCCATTTTTTTAATTTCTTCTTCTAAAAGTTTAAATAAATTTTCGACAATTTTTATTTTTTTATTTTTTTGAAAAACTCGCCCAGCTAAAATGATACTATTTTTCTCAGCATCATTTTCGGTAAAAAAACTTATAACCTCATCTATTGATATAATTTTTTCTTCTTTTTTTTCCACAAACCCATTAGGAACTTCTGTAGTTATATTTTCAAGTTTATCCATATTATCGTTTAGTTAATATAGGTGTTGTTACTAAAGTTGTACCTACATTTGTCGTTGCTCTTACTTCCTTAGAACACTTATTACATTTATAAATTGTATCTTCATTTAATGTTAATACAATATTTTGAGGATTATTTTCACCACAAGGGCATAGAACCTGAACAAAGTTTTTATATTTTTCACTTTCAACTAATGCATTTGCTTCAATAATTTTTTTAGTTAGATAATTTTCATAAATCGTGTTAAAAAAATAAAAAAATAAAATTTGCAATACAATAGCTAAAAGAAATACGAACCAATCTTTAAATAGTATACCAAAAAGACCACTAACTAAAAAAGTTAATGTTAACGATGTTAATACTTTTTTCATTACTTTATTTTACTAACCTTTTTACTAATATCAACTAAATTGCCTTTCATTTCGACAATTTCCTTACCAATAGAATCTAAAGGTTTTTTATTTTTTATAACTTCGTTTGTATTTGCAATTTTTAAAAGTTCTTCTAAATTTTGTAGAGCTATAAAAGCATTAGCAACTACATCATCAAATTCATTTAACGGGTAAGGTATATTTTCAGGTGCGACATCACTACGATAGTTTTTATTAAAAATATCTTGAACACTAGAAGGTTGTGAAGGGTATTCAGTTTTTTGACCGGAAACATCCCGGACGACATCAGGCATCATCTCCTGTCCATAGTCTTCATTTAATATTTTTATAAAGTCTTCAAATTTAATAGTAGAACGCATATAAATATTTATAAATAATAGTATGAGCTTATACCAAAAAAGATTTAAAAAGTTTTTATCAGAACAAAATGATGAAAATTTAGACGCAGAAATGACAGATCAAGAAGCAATGGCTTCTACTCTCGACCCTGAAACATCTCCAGAAGATTTCGACGTCGATGTACCAGCAAGTGGTCAAGGTGCTATAGGCGCACAATCAAAACAAATGTTTGATGAATTGAATGGTTGGATTGAAGAGTTAGATAGATTTGCAGATTATTTAAACGGTACAACAGATAGTATTCAAACAAGTTTAAATGCTGCAGAGTCTGATACAATCT